TAAGGCAGATAGAGTAAAGATGGCACTTGTGAAAGAGCAACACAAAGATCTTGATATACGTTTTGTATTTATGAACGCTAAGAATAAAATTTATAAAGGTAGTAAAACAACATATGCCGACTGGTGTCTTAGGCACGATTTTCAGTGGGCAGAAAAAACAATACCGTTGGAGTGGTTTAAAAATGGAAAAAGATGAAGTAGAAGATTTTATTAAAGAAATGGGGTTGGCAAAAGGCAACTACTATATTATTCTTCAAGACGTGGGTGAGGATAAATTTAAAATGATGGCTTACGATACAACTGGTAAAGAACACAAAGATGAAAAAGACCACTCTGTTGCATCGATAATGCACGAAGGTTTAGTAGGATTACTCACAACAAAAGGAGAAGATTTATTTAACTTTGGTTATTCTGAGTTGGCATACCGATATTCAACTGGTAGAATGTTTGATGAAATACTAGATGAAGTAGACAAACAAAAAGAAATAAAATACAGAGATAATGTAATAGAGGTTGATTTTGGCAAAGATAAATGATAACGATAAAGAACCAGAACGTTACTACGACTGGATAGGTTGGAAACTAAGACAAGAGAGAAAGAAGATGAAAAACGGAAAATTAGATTACCATCAGGATATGGAAGATATGGTCAATCATCCACCACATTACAATCAAGCAGGCATCGAAGCCTTGGACGCAATTTTAGCGGCCACAAACGAAGGCAGTGAATATTATCTACAAGGTAATATAATAAAATATCTTTGGAGATATAGATATAAGAATGGATCACAAGATCTAGAGAAAGCTTTGTTCTATTTAGAGAAGATGATTAAAGTCGTAAAAAAATTAGAGGAGAATGATAATGTCAATATCAAATAGTTTACCTACCTCTTATCAACAGTTCATACATAAGTCACGCTATGCGAGATGGTTAGATGAAGAGGGGAGAAGAGAAAATTGGTACGAAACTGTAGAAAGATACGTTTCGTTTATGGAAAAGGCACTTTTAGAAAAACACGATTACAAGCTCTCTGAGGGCGATAAAGTAATGATTACGGAGTATATAACCAATTTAAGCGTTATGCCCTCTATGCGAGCCTTAATGACGGCAGGAGAAGCACTTGAGAGGGACAATGTATGTGGGTACAATTGTAGTTACCTTCCAGTAGATAGTCCACGTTCATTTGATGAAGCGATGTACATCTTGATGTGTGGAACTGGGGTAGGTTTCTCTGTAGAAAGAGAGAACATAGAAAAGTTACCAGTCATAAGTGAAAGTATGCAAAAGTCTGATGTTGTTATTGTCGTTGATGATAGTAAAATGGGTTGGGCAAAAGCCTATCGTGAGTTGATTGCTTTACTATACTCAGGTATGATACCGAGTTGGGACATATCTAAGATAAGACCTGCAGGTGCTAGATTAAAAGTTATGGGTGGTAGAGCATCAGGACCTGATCCGTTAGTTAATCTATTTGAGTTTACTGTTCGTAAGTTTGAAGAAGCAAAAGGTCGTAAGTTGTTTCCAATAGAGTGTCACGATATTATGTGTAAGGTTGGAGAAGTTGTAGTAGTTGGTGGGGTTAGAAGATCTGCACTCATCAGTCTATCTAATCTAAACGATGACCAGATGAGACACGCTAAGACTGGAGAGTGGTGGAGTGCAAATGGACAACGGTCACTTGCAAACAACTCTGTTGCTTATAAAGGCAAGCCTAAGATGGAAACTTATATGAGAGAATGGTTATCTTTGTACGAGTCAAAGTCTGGAGAACGTGGTATGTTCAATAGGCAGGCCGCAGACAGTCAAGTATCTAAGAATGGTAGAAGAGAAACTGGATATATGTGGGGTACAAATCCTTGCTCAGAGATTATACTAAGACCATATCAGTTCTGTAATTTATCAGAAGTGGTTGTAAGAGAAACAGATGACCTTGCTACTTTAAGAAGTAAAGTACGTGTTGCAACCATACTGGGTACGTTTCAATCTACCTTAACAGATCTCAAATACATACGTAAGATTTGGAAGAAGAATACAGAAGATGAAAGATTGTTAGGAGTTTCCTTGACTGGTATCATGGATCATCCTATACTGTCTAAGATGACTGATTCAAAGATATGGTTACAAGATATGAAACAAATGGCAATAGATACAAATAGAGAGTATGCTGAAGCGATAGGTATACCACAATCTACTGCTATAACTTGTGTCAAACCAAGTGGCACAGTATCTCAACTCGTAGATGCTGCGTCAGGTATACACGCTAGACACAATGATTTTTATATAAGAACCGTACGTGGGGACAACAAAGATCCCTTAACAGAGTTTATGAAAATGGAAGGCATACCTAATGAGCCAGACGTAATGAAGCCAGATAGCGTAACTGTCTTTTCTTTTCCAATGAAGTCGCCAAGTGGTGCAATCACCAGAACGGAGATGGGTGCAATAGAACAACTAGAGTTATGGAAGTTATATGCAACCTACTGGTGTGAACACAAACCATCCGTTACGATTACTGTAAAAGAAGAAGAATGGATGGAAGTTGGTGCGTGGGTGTACGAGAACTTTGATATCTCGTCTGGGGTTTCCTTTCTTCCCCATAGTGATCACACCTACAAACAAGCACCTTATCAAGATATAGATGCAAGAGAGTTTAATGCTTGGAATAAGAAAGTTCCGTTGACGTTAGACTGGTCTAAGTTTTCTGATTTTGAGAAGGAAGATAATACAACTGGATCTCGTGAACTGGCATGCACTGCAGATGCCTGCGAAGTCGTGGACTTAGGTGCATCGTGATCACAGAGATACAGATTAACAGCGATTATATGAGCCGTGCGAGGGAAAAGGCTTCTTCTGTAGGCATACTGCAGGGAAGTATTACAGGTGGCACACGAAACGTTATAGGTGCGATAGGCGAGGTAGTCGTTGCTGATAGTATTAATGCTGATGAGATAAGCACATACGATTATGATCTTGTTAAAGATGGGAAACGTATAGATGTTAAAACTAAACGTTGCAACACTAAACCTCTGCCCTACTATGAATGTTCTGTCGCACTTCATGGTACAAAGCAAGATTGTGATACGTATGTGTTCGTCAGAGTCTTATCTGACATGAGTAAAGCTTGGATATTGGGTAGCATATCTAAGCAAGATTTCTATGACAGAGCTACCCTATATAGAAAAGGGGACATCGATCAAGACAACGGCTTTGTGTTCAAAGCTGATTGTTACAATCTAAGAATAGATAAGTTGAGTCCTATCCATGCAATTCAAAAGTAAAGTAAAAGCTAAGTTATTTTCACTAGAATACTATTTAAATAAAGATGGTAATGTGGAGATGAATTATGAAGCAGTAAGACCAGAGGATTTAGAAAGAGAACTTAATTCAGGTTTGCCCATGTATACTGGTACAAGTCAAGTTGCATCGTTGCTTCGATATTTAAGAAAGATGGGGGATGAGATAATTAAAGGAAGTGGTAATTACGTATGAAGATTTTTTTATTACTATTTTTATTTATTAGCTCATTTGCACTAGCAGGAGAATGGAATGATAAGCCAGTTATGTGTGCGAAAGCTGAAGAGATATTTTACGTTATAAATGATAAAAATGAAAAGATATCATTTGAAGCTAAACAGTTTACCAAAGTGCGTAATAAAAATGGTTTATCTGATATACCTGCGTATATACCCTTACAGGTATACATGAATAAAAAAACTGGAACATATACTATTGTAGAATATCATCCCAGTTATGACACGTATTGTGTTATCAGTTACGGTACAGAGTTTAAACAGTTTTTTTCTTTTTAGACTTATCTCTTTGTGCGAGAGCTTGTTTCATTGACTCTTTTTTGTTACCGTCTTTATCAAAATCTAAGTAGTCTGGTTTAGCACCAGTTTTGCCACCATTAGATTTTTTCTGTCTACCTTCAAACTTAGCGATAGCACCACCAAGATTCATACCCATGCTGAATCTTTTGGGTTCAGTAGCACCCATGTTTTTTGCCATAGTTGTTGGTTGCACTCTGTTTTGTTCAGCGAGTCCACCCATAGGTTTACGTGGCATTGCCATACCACCACCATACATTTTGGTTGGTCTTTGTCCATTATTGTACTGCTTCATCTTCTTCTCCTTTTAAACCCACATATTCTTGTATTGTTGTAATGTTTAGTCTAGCTAATTCTGTAACTAAAAAATCAGTTATTAAAATATCAAATTCATCCAGTTTAACTCTGTTCATATTTTCTGGATATAATAAAATATCACTTAGAACTCTAGCAGCATCTGGATCACCTGCTGCCATTTTTACCATGTCTTGAGATGCGTTTAATGCAACTCTTACTGCAAACTCAGAACCAACATAGGCAGGACTAACCATACCTCTCGCTAAATTATACACTCTACTTAAAATTTCTGTAATACTAAATTTTACTCTTCTTCTTCCCTCTACTGTAAAAATACTCGCTTTTTCTACATCTGGACTTGCATCTTTTAAATACTTCATTATATTTTTTAGATCTCTAATGTGATCTTGAGACATAACTTCGTTAAGAATTTTTCTTGTATTAGGATTTTCTATAGCAGCAACAATTTCTTCAGGATTTTTATATTCGTAAACTACACTTTTGCCACCTTCTATCTTTGATAAAAATTTATTTTTTGCTATACTTCTGTCGCCTTTTTGAAGTAATCCTTCAAGAACAAGTTTAGTTATAACATTGTCAATATCTTTTTCATATTTTTTTAAATCTTTAGCTCCTAACGCTAATAGATCAGATTTTAATTCAAGTATGCCAGTAAGATCTCCCTGTTCTACATATTTTTCAAAAAATTGTTTAGGAGATTTATATTTACCAAATTCTCTTAATTTAGCTCTGTAATTATTTTCTAAAGCTTTTAATTGTTGCTCTCCTCTATTTACGGCTTTCAGTCTTGCTTCTATTTTGTTTTTAAATTTACCATAAGCGTCTTGTAAAATTGTGTGTCTTTTCATTTGTTTTACAATATCTTTTTCGTCACTTATCATTTTTGCAAAATCTATTAAAGGTTCTTGACCTTCTATACCGTTTCTTATAACAGTTACGTTCGTTAATGCACTTAACTCATTTAATTTTTCTATATCAAGTTTATCAAAATCGTAACCCCCACCTCTTTGATCAAGTATAATTTTTCCTCTAGGACTTACGGTTTCTATAGATTTAACTATTTTGTCTGCCCAATTTGTATATACCGTTTCATTTATAATTTCTTTTGTTACATTAAAAGCATCGGCAGAGGATGGGTTATCCATATCAAATACTTCTTGAAAATTTTTTCTATCAGATAATTGTGTAAATATTCTTTTAGAGTCTGCGATTATATCTTGTATTAAAAGCTCATTATCAGGATCTTTTACATACCTATTTATTTTTTGTATAAAAGGACTAAAAAGTTGAGATGGAGTTTCTTTTGTAAATGTAGCACGAGTATCTATGTCTCTCTTTTGACCTTTTGTGGTTTTTAAAGGTATAACATCACTTTTTGATTTGTTGTACACAGACAGTGGGCCTTTACCGTCTCTTAACCTATCAAATATGTTAGATCTGTATATATCTTTAGCATTTTGTTGCATGTCTCTTAACTCACCTGCAGCGTTTGTTATTAAGTCATCTATCTCTGATTCAAATGCTCTTACTTCACGAGATAGTTCAACGTTATTTGTTCTGAAGGCATAGTTTTTAAATGCAGCCTGCACATCCATAACCTCACTTGGTAAAGCTAAAAACGCATCAAATGTGTCATCCCCTGACTCTGAGTAAAACATAGCTATATCTAATTCATCTGCATTTTCACTTATGAATTTTGTGTTTATTACTTCTTTTTTTGTAACAGGATCTATTATCGTAGGTTGTCTATGTAAAGTTATCAATTTGTTTATCGTTGACTCACTAAATTTACTTCTTAAAGTTCTTACTCCCATTTCTTTTAAAGAACCTCTTAGCGTTTTGGCTAAAGGTCCTTCTAAAAATTTACCTTCTGCTGTGAAATATTTACTTAAAGGAGTTTTAACTGTTTCTAATTCTGATCTTTTTTGTATTAGACTTTTTAACAAAGGCAACACATTTACTGTTTTACCTTCTGCTTCCATAGCTTTGTCAAATTCTTTATAACCAATCTTTGCGTTTGAGTAACTTCTAAGAAGTATACTTTCCATTAAATCTTCGGTTAAGACATCAACTTTCTTTTTATAATTTACATCTAATCTATTCTCTTTCATAGTATTAGCACGTTGTATAAGACTTTTATGGACTTTGTTCATAAGTCTTTCAATGACTTCACCCCTTTTTAAATCAGGTTCTAATTTCATGCCAAGCTTGACACCTGCATTTATTAAAGATTCAAATTCTTTACTGGTAAAATCTGTAGCTTCTGGATCTTTTAATATAGTTGATAGAGCATCTTCAACGAGAACACTTGCTTTAGTTTGATCTTTTATTAATTCAGTCTGTGCTTTTTGTAAAGCAGTCTCAATACCCCTTACTATTTTTTCTACTTGTTCATTTGTTTTAAAATCTATACCTTTTGCAGCTAATTTAGATTTTAGATTTTCTACAGCTCTATTGCCAAGCATAATCATTTTTTCTTGTTCTAACATAGATTCTGTCATGCCATCTACATTTTTTAAAGACGCTATATCAGCTAGATCAACATTTGTCTTTGATGTTTCTGCTAAACCTCTTAACCAACCTAAACTTGTTAAAGATGCAAACGGTGTTCTCAAAGATTCTTCTACCTCTCGTTGCATGGCAGGGTCACCTTTAAAAGACTTAATTATACTTTTTTCTAAATTAGCATAGTTTGTTATAGAGTCTAAAACTAATTCCATGTTTTCATCACTCATGTTTTCAGCTAATTTAAACACATATTCAATTGCTCTTCTCTGTTTTCTATTTAGTCTTTGACCTTTCGATTTTAAAAATTCCTCAAATTTAACAATATTACCGTCTAAAAATAATTGTTTTGGTACACCGGGAATTATCGAACCTAAAGACAATATTGAGGACATTGTGTTGTGTAATGTGGGTGCTTTTCCAGTAACTAAAGAACCTATATTTGTTACAACATTAACACCGACTTTAGTTACGTATCTGCCACCTAAAGCATAAGCTATTGCACCTAAACCTTGTGCAGAGTAATAGTCTAATAAAGGATCGTCTCCACTTGTTAAATACTCAGCAGCAAGAAATTGAGTTATACTAGCAGGTGCTGATATTGCAAGACCCTCTTTAAATATAGGGTATGCACCTAAAGTATAGGTATAGTTTCTAAATAACTTACCTCTAATCGTGTTTATTTCATTGGTTAATTTTTTGTACTCTAAACTACCTTTAACTGTTTTTGCTCTGTCATCTATAAGTTTTTCTTTTTGAGTTCTCAATCTTTGTAAAGTTTCTGATACTTTTCTTTGACCAAATCCTACTTCTTGAAATTTAGTATTCAGATCAAACTTTTCTCCTTCGAGTCTTATACGGTCAGCTTTTTGTTTTAAACTTAAACCTTTATAACGATCTTTCGTTAATTTTGTAGGTCTAAGTTTTTCTATTTTACCTTCTAGTTTTTTTAATGCCAACTTACCTGTAACTCCAGATAGTTTAGCAAGAGACGACATACCAAGTATATTTTCAAGATATATCATAAAAAATCTTTTACTTCCACCAAGTTGATTTATACTTGCAAACAATAACTCTTCAGCTTGAGTCCTGTCAACAAATTCTCTTTGACCGATCACATTACCGTCAGCATCTGTTATTTGCGTCAACTCATTAAATCTTTCTCTAGTTATGCCCCCCGGTTTGTCAATTTGATTTTCAAGTTCTTCAATAATCATGGTGTTAACTTGATCTGATAATAACTCTCCACCTACATATTTAAATGTTTCTAGGTGAGCTTTTTTCCAATCATCTCTTAAATCTTTAGATGCTTCCCAAGCATCAGTAAAATCAAGACCATTGTCAAACATATTTTTAGCTATGCGACCTGCAATCGCTGCTTCTCCTAAATACTTAGGCATATCAAACATTATACCTCTTTGTGTTTCACTTATAGTCTCTGTAAAAGTGTCAAAGAAATTACCTGTTGATATTCTGTCTATGATAGCTTGCTCTACTCTTACTTCATCTTTTCTACTCATTTGTAAATCAGGATACTTATCATTTAATTTTTTAAAAGTTCCTGTTATTACTTTTGCTATTTCAATTCTTCCCTCAGCGTATCTTTGTTGCTTGTCTTTAAGAAGTATGTCGTTATCATCGGCTGTTGTTGCAGGTGCTTGTCCTCTGACGAAAGCAATCTCTGGGCCTATTTTCTTTTTTATGTTTTGCACAGCGGCAAAAGCATTATTTAATATAGTATCATACTTAGCTTTTTGATTTTGAAATCTAGGATCATTACTTAACTGATAAGCTCTTTTTAATCTTTGTAAAGCTTTATCAGATAACTCAGGTATAGGATCATCGTTTTCTATTTGATTTAAAAAGTCTTGAAAATTACCTGACGGTTTTCTTTGCTCTATTATGTCTTCTTCAGCAGTTTTTGCTAATTCCGTTCCTTCAGGTAAACCTGCTTTGACACCTTCTTCTTTAACAATACCTTTGAGTGAAGGAACAGCACCTTCAAGTATACCTGCTTTTTTCACAGAAGGTTGCTCTCTTCTTATAAATTTTTTTACATCTTCTACTTTAAAATTTTTTTTATCATCAGATTGTTTTTCAGATTCTACAGTTTTTACAGGAGGTACATCTTTTTCTAAGGGAACAGAAACTGTAGAAGCTGCATCATCAACAAAAGATGGGTCAACAACTTCTTTTTCTTCATCTTCTACCTGTTTTCTTCGTACACCAATAGCTAACAGACCTGTGTCTTTGTCTATGTAATCAATAACACCTTTTTCTTCAGCTTCTTTTTGTGTTAAAACAGGACTGTCTTCTGCTTGGATTTCTTCTACTAAGGTAGCCATTATATAATTTTATCTCCATTTTTTATGTGACTTTTTGGATGTGTCTCAAGTGTATCAGTATTTAACACATTTTCTGGATTATTAGGGTCTGGTATGTACAAAGGATTACCTGCACTATTTTTATCATCTGCGTTACCTATAAATTTTGCTCTAGACAATGGAGCTTCTATTTCTCTAGTTTCTCTTCTTATTTGATGAAATTGTTTTGAAGCATAAACTGTTCTTCTTTCTTTATCTGAGAGAACATTACTTTTACCAAACGCAGGTTTGTTAAGAATACGATAAAGTAAGGTCTTTCGTTCTAACATGTTTTGAGTGTCTTCTAATACAGTTTCAATAGCTGATACTTGAGAAGGTATATTAGTAAATATTCCTGTAGTTCCTAATCTTCTTAGTTGAACTTCAAAATCTTGGTTTGACAATCTTCCTGAAGGGTCAGCAGCTCTTGCTAATGTAAAAGCAAGTTCTATCTTTAATGCTTCTATTTTTCCTAACTCGTCAGCACTAGACACATTAAAAGCTTTTCGTATAGTTTTGTCAAATTCTGAAGCGTCATCTTCACTTTGATTTCCTAGCAAAGTAGCTAATTGACTAACTTGTCCCCCAGTACCAAATAATCCAAATCCTATTTTGTACATTTCTTCAACAAGACCATCACTTAATTTAATCTTTTGTCTAAGTTGTAAAAGTTGTTTTAATTGATTTCTAGCTTTTATTACAGCGTCATACCCTTTGTTAAAATCAGCTTTACTAAGACCCTTTCCAAGAATACCTAAAAGTTCTTGATCTCTAGACATACCTGCTGTTATCACCCCATTTGCTTCTAATTCCGAACCCGGTCTAACAGGTTTAGGCATCGCTATAGACATAGCTAATACCTTTTTAGCATCATTTGACCCAAAAGTTTGATCTAAGTAATCCATTATCTCTGGTTGTTTAATCATGTTAGGATCGTTAATTTTTAATTTTCTTAATTCCATAGCATGAAACAAATAACCATAAGCAACTTTTGTTTTTTCTTCATCGTCAATATCACCTTCATATATTCCATCAGGTGCAAAATTTGATGCGTAATCAAATAGAAATTTATTTAGTTTACCTTTATAGCCGTAATCTGTAGCCATAAGTTGAAGTGCAGTTAACTCATCTTCTTCAGGTTTGTAAGCGTACGCTAGTTTTTTACCATCTTTTTTGTATGGAAAAAATACTGCACCCTTACTCAAAGCCATCATTTTATTGTTGTTAAGAAATTGACTATATGATTCTTCCAAAGCTTCAGACTCATCACTTGAATCATTATTACCATCATATAAATCCATTATACTACCTAATTTAAAATCCTCCATAGTTGTGCGAACAAGACTTTTCATTTCACCATCTTTACCTTTTGGAGTTTCTCTGAGGGTATAGCCATTTAAATAATACTTTCTATTTCTTTTAAAATCAGCGTTTAAAAAACTTAAATCTGAAGGAGTATTTTGAAAATGTGTTCTAAATGCAACTAAATTTTCAGGCACAGCTATGTGATTTTGCAGTGATGTCCAATATTCTCGAGATTGATCATAAGTATTTTTTGCATCAAAATAAGCTTTTGATCCGGGGAAAACATATGTTCCTATTTTTATCATCCCATCCCCATCTACAGAGTTAGCTATACTTTGTAATTTATCAATGTCCAATCTAAGTCTTGGGCCTTCTCTACCAAACAAGTCTATACTTTCTCTTCCCTCAAGTTTTGTTTTTGCGTCTTTTAACATATTACCTAATTCTTGTGGTATTTTCTTTTTAGGATCAAGAGCAGCGGCAAATAACGTATCCTCTAATGCAGCTAATCTTTGATCGTCTGTAGCACGAGCCTGCCGTTCTTCTTGTATGTTGCGTGTAAAACCACCAACTAAACCTTTTACTAATCCTAATCCAAAACTCATATTTCTTCTTCTTCTGTTATTGTAGGTTGCATGTTTAAAAAGTTGTCTTCAAGAGGTCTATCTCCTTCACGTATAGACTCATTTATATTTTCTTTTATAAACTCAAACATGCGTGGGTTGTTTGTTTTAATCATCCTAAAGAATGATTCATCACTCATCTTACCTTCTTGTTCTGCATCTCTGTTTTCAAACATACGGTAAGGTATACTTTCTTCCTCTGCCATACCTGCCATAACAATAGCCAAAGCAGGTTTTATAAGAAGTCCAACATCAGGTGTAAATCTACCATCGTGAAATCCTTGTAATATATATCCTTCTACCATAGTTTCAATAGAAACACCACCCAAGAGTAGTTTTAACATTTCATCTTTTGTTCGTTTGTTTTTAAGAGACGTTATAGCTTTATCTAACACTATTTCTGGATCAACATCAACAGGTGGATTGCCCCATGCCCATCGTGTGTTATCTTGTGTTAAGGAATGACCGGGGGGTGCAACAGCAAATTCATCTTTTGCTTCAACTGATCCTACTAAAGGTAACATTTCTTTGTTCATCTCTTCCATTAGCTTCTCGTTTTAGTTGTTCGTGATTTTTTAGATATACCCTTGACTTGTGTAGAACCTAATCCTACTGTTTTTTGTCCTATTGGTTTTGTAGGAGAAACAGTATATTGAGAAAACATATTATTCATTTGTTGATTGTATGAGTTTTGTGCTAAAGCTGTTAGATAGGATTGAACATCTGCACGTTGATATCCTATATTTACTGGGTTTCCTGTTACAGGACTGTAACTCATAGCTCGTGAACCTTGAAAATCAGGTCTTTTTACTCGTGTTTGTTTTACTGTTTGAATCAGCGGCATTTTTGCATCTTTTCCTTCTCCATACCCTTGACTTTTTAACAAAGCACCTGCTCCCTCTCGTATAAATCCAAATGTATCACTATCAAAAAATTCTTTTACACCCATTGTAAGTTGTTCACCTGCAGTAGCACCTTTATACACTTCTCCTGTTATGTCTATAAAATCTTCATCTTTATAGCCTATTGCTTCTGCAACAAAATCTACAGTAGGATCAATCCAACTTGTTATATCTTCCCATAATCCCATACTTATTTACCTCTAATCCATGTTGCAAGCCAGTTACCAACACCTGTACCTATAGCATCTTTTTGCTCTTTATCATATACTTCGTTAGAGTTAGCAAATTCCATAGCCATCACGCCAATCTCATGTTGTCTTTGTAAAGCTGATTCTGACTTTTGAAAGTTCCAAGCTGCATTATCTCTATATTTTTGCCATAATTGATTAAGTGCAGTTTGGGTTAAATTATATTGATTCTGTACATTTATTCTGTTTGTTTCATTTTGCAACGCTGTTTCTGCAGTATTTATTTGTCTTCTCCAGTTTACATTTGATTGATCAATAGCATATTTCATATTAGCGTTAAACTTTTCTCTTGCGTCACGCATAGATGAGTTAAATTGATTCATTGCATTTGTTTCACCTGCATTGAATTGCTGTACTGCAGCCACTCTATTTGCGTTAGCTGTTTCAACTTGCGATCCAAGTTCTGCAAAAAATTCTTGCACTTGTGCTTCGTTCTTTGCGTTAAACTCTCTTCTTGCATTTTCTTCGGCAGAGTCTTTAAATATAGCTTGCGTTAAAGCACTATAACTCAATTCGTTTGATTTTTGTTGTGCAGACAGATTAGCTGTGTCTACAGATAATAAAGTTTGTGCGTTTGTAACTGCTCCTTGTAATCTTGCAGATAAGTTTGCTTTATCCATTGATGCAAAAGTAGCAGCGTTGGTTAAAGCTGTTTGTTGTGCATTGTTTAAATTTTGTAATTGTATGGTTGCATATTTGTTTGCATCTTGAGTTGCTATAGCAATACCTGATTCCATCAACGCTTGAGTGATGGCTGCAGAAGCCATACTAGATGCACCAAGACCTCTTGCTTGCATGACTGCTCCAACTTTACGAACAGCAGGTGCAGCCCAAGCAGGCATTTCACCTCCTTCATCTAAAGCTGAAAACAAATCACTAAGTTGAAATTTTACAGTAGCTCTTTGATCTAATTCTTGTTGAGCAGGATCAGCGATAGCTTGTTGACTAACAGTGCCTTGAGGTATGTCAGATATAACGCCTTTTGGATCTGTTATCTGTGCTGTGTCTGCTTTAGTTATACTGGGAACATTTCTTTCAACACTTGCTATGTTGCCAACACCTTCTTGCCCAACTGGTTTTGCAGGTGTTATTGGTGTTATTGTGGGTGCAGTTGGTGCTGTTACATCTCCTGTAACAGTTGCCCCTTGTGTTGTTTGTATTTCATCATCTTTCACTGTAGGTAGCACTGGTGTGACTTTAGGCATTACACCTTCTTGTCCTCCTGCTAATTTACCTACCTCTTCTTTAAGTTGATCGTCAGTCAATATTGTAGTCATTATTTATCTCTGCTCAACATTTTATCTATTTTATCTTCTACCCTGTGTAGTGCGGCCATGACTCTATCCATGTCTTCTTTTACATCATCTCGTCTGGCATACTCTTCACGAGTCTTATTTAGTAATATCTGCAATCTTTTTACCTCTTGGAACATCTTGTTGAACGCCCAACCAAATGGCACAACGACCAATGTAAGAATAACATTCCAAAATAACATTGCATCTATTTCCATGCTATGCTAGGTCTCCAAATATGTGATTTACTTGCTCTTCACAATCTCTTTGTGCAGTGTTGTTTGCTTGAGTAGATATTTCATAACTACCTGTTGCTCTTGAAGTAGCATTTGCAGGAAATGACATATGAGCAGCACGAACACCTGCGTTGTCAGCAGCACGAGCCATTCCACCTACTGTGTAATTTACACTTGCCATATCATTTGCTACTGTTATTGTCATTCTTCCAGAGCTATTATCAGTAAAACTTGTAGTGTTAAAAGAATCTCCTGTAACTCCAGACTCTCCACCATCAAAGCTAATCCATTGCTTACACAATCCTTGTTGTAAAACAGTCGTTGCTCCTGTTGAACCACTAGCTGTTACACCTGCTTCACCATGTACAGCAGTAGAGCCACTTGTTATTAATCTTGCTAAATCAGATGCTTTACTCATGCTAAGTCTCCGTGTGCTGTCATACCAAAATAAGAAGGGTCGGCACTACTATAAGTATTCATTCTTACTGAACTTGTTGTTTGATTTCCACCAGTCCATGTTCCTTGTACATTTACACCTCTATTAGCAGAACCATCATCAGAGTTCATGCCATTTGGTACATAGTTTAATGCTCCAAAAGCACTTGAAAAATTAAAATTATTTTCACCTGACCCACTATGGTCTGTTATACTTGCTATGTTTAAACTATCTTGCACAGCCATACTAGCATTTATATTACACCATACTTTAGCACTACCACCTGCTACAAAACTCATAGCAATACTATTATTACTACTTGCATCTGTTAATGTGTTTACTCTTAATATACTTGCCATTATGCTAAATCTCCACAAATCATTGTATATCCGTGGTCACAATCTCTTGCTGTATTACTTGTATCAAAAGTGTTGACCTCATACTTTGAACTATCAGTAAAATCATCATCACAGCCATCCATTACTGCTTGTGATTCACCCTCATCTAATGCCATTCCTGTAACAGAGTAATTAGCATTACTCATGCTATTTGTAAAATTATGTTGTGTTTTACCTGTTGTTCTATCTGTCATTGAGCTTAAATTAAAACTATCTAAAACAGCAGGAGTTTCTTGATTAAATTTATCCCACTGCTTAACCAACCCTTGTTGCAGA